TACTGCTCTGGATCTAAACATGGGATACTACCACGTTAAGTTGGACGCGGATTCCAGGAAGCTATGTACTATCGTCTTACCCTTTGGGAAATTCGAGTACCAACGCTTACCTCAAGGGATTTGTAATGGACCCGATATCTTCCAAGAAAAGATCTATGAACTTTTTGATGGAATGGAATGTGTTCGAGCATGCATCGATGATCTCTTGGTGTTGACCAAGGGAAACTACGAAGATCATCTCGACAAGTTGGATAAAACACTCGAGAAACTCACGCAAGCGGGACTTCGCGTGAACGCCAAGAAATCCTACTTCGCGCGAGCGGAATTGGAATATTTAGGCTACTGGATTACACGGGAAGGCATAAAACCCTTACCTAAAAAGGTGGAGGCAATTCAGAGAATAGCCCCTCCTAAAAACAAAAAGGAATTACGAGGATTCATTGGTATAGTGAATTACTATCGTGACATGTGGATCAGAAGATCACACATACTAGCTCCCTTAGCAAAACTTACGTCTAAGACGACAAAGTGGAAATGGGAAGCCGAACACCAGAAGGCGTTCGACGCAGCAAAGAAGGTCATTGCTCGAGAAGTAATGCTATCATACCCTGACTTCAGTAAACCGTTTGAAATACATACGGATGCTAGTCATTACCAACTTGGTGCAGTCATCGCCCAAGAAGGAAAACCGATTGCGTTCTATAGTCGGAAACTAAACGATGCGCAAACTCGGTATACTACTACTGAAAGAGAACTTCTCAGTATTGTGGAGACCTTGAAAGAATTCAAGAATATTCTCCTCGGACATAAGATAATAGTCCATACGGATCATAAGAATCTGACGTGTAAGAACTTTAACACTGAGCGTGTTATGAGATGGAGACTGGTTCTCGAAGAATTCGGTCCCGAACTACACTACATTAAAGGAGAAGACAATGTAGTCGCTGATGCTCTCAGTCGACTTGAGATGATGTCCTTGGAAGAATTCCAAGAGACATACAATGAAATCTATCTCGCCGAGTGTTTCGCCGGTGACGAAGAATTCCCCGAATCTTATCCACTCTCCTATGCGGAAATCCAGCATGAACAGGACAAGGATGAATCCTTGTTGGACCTCTTCGCGAAGAACGAAGACTACAAAAGAGAAACTCGTCTACACTCAGACAAGGAGTATCAATTAATCGTTAAGGGAGACAAGATTGTCCTTCCTAAATCGATGCAGCGAAAAGCTACCGAGTGGTACCATGACATGCTATTGCATCCTGGTGAAACTCGAATGGAACTCACTATTGGTCAACATTTCTATTGGCCAAAGATGAGACAAACAATTAAGCATGTCTGCGGCAGATGCCACACATGTCAAATAACTAAGAAAAGAACCAAGAAACTTGGTCATGTCCCACCAAAGGAACCGGATGCGATTCCTTGGCAAACGGCATGCGTCGACTTGATCGGCAAGCACACTATTGGTAAACCGGGAACCAAGAAAAATCCAAACCCGTATGTGACCACCTTGCAGTGTCTGACAATGATCGACCCTGCTACTGGATGGTTCGAGATTGTGGAGATCCACAGTGACAAAGCCGATGCTGTCGCCAATGCGTTTGAAATGACGTGGCTAAATCGGTATCCACGTCCACAAAAGGTTATTATGGACAAAGGATCTGAATTCCAAGCCGAATTCAAAGCCATGTTAAAGAATGACTATGGAATAAAACCGCGTGTGATTACTTCGCGCAACCCTCAAGCCAATTCAATGGTCGAGCGTGCTCACCAAACCCTTGGCAACATGATACGCTCTCAACGCTTGAGAGATTCCCGCGACTTACCTGAAGGTAAATGGGATGGTATTGTATCCGCTCTGGGCTTCGCCATGCGCTCAACGGTGCACACTACTAACCGCGCAACGCCTGCACAACTAGTGTTTGGACGCGACGCTATTCTCAACGTCAGTTTCGAAGCAGACTGGCAATACATTAAAGCACGTAAGCAGAAGCTTATCATGCAAAATAATAAAAGAGAAAACAAAAAAAGGAAACCCTACACGTGCCAGGTAGGACATAAGGTATTGGTGTCGGAGGACCCTAACCGCAAGTATGGTACAGACATTTTCAGAGGTCCATGGACGGTGGCTCAGGTAAATGAAAATGGTACCGTCAGGCTCACACGAGGCACCGACAATGGTGGAGTCGTCACCCAGACATGGAACGTCCGGAATTTGAAACCATGCAAGGCTTGATCACCCTTGTGCTTGTAATGTGCTGCAGATGTAATTCTAGCACCTTACTTAAAAACACTCATGAGTGGTCTTCAAATAGACTAATTCAGTTCCAACCTCGCTAAGTCGCCCTTTGGTACATTATTCATGGGGGGGAGTGCAATACACACGCATTACCCGTGACTACCCTGACTCGGGACTCAGCCTCGTAGGGTTAGAGTGATTCCTGTATAGGACATTCCCGTTTCACTTAATCACTAATGATGACGTAACATCATTAGATTCGTTCCGTCAGTTGGTCTACGGTTACGAAGACTTAGCGATCACATAAGTAATCGCGTTCCGGCAGTTACAGCCGGTATCACTATTTAACACGTCATGTGACTGAAGGGTCATGATCGTGAACGAGAGTCATCTTCAACTGGGATAGAACCGTTGACCTCCGCTCATGTAGAACCATGTAGCTTCGGTACAGATGCTCTCATGTACAATCTACGATAGCTAGCACAAAGCCCCTCTGAGGACGTAGTTTGGAGATCCAAATGAACCTCAGAATCGAGCTCATTTTTAATCATTATTTTAAGCTCACAATTATCTTTCTCGCAAGTTACAAAAAGCATACACGTACTTGTAGCGTAGTGCATTTTGATATCAAACCACGATAATCGCAAATAAAAATTTACTCTTATCTTTCATTCACCATGAAGGTTGTGCCCCCTAAAAACAACGGCAACGGAAACGGAGGAAGCATTCCTCGTCCAGCCATTCTACCATTGCAACACGAGGAGGAAGAACAAGTGCCCAAGCACTTGCTTCGAACGTTTGATTTGTTGACAGATGTCGCAGACAACGATTCTCCCAAGTATCGCGTTTACGCTCGGATTCTAGATGGAACCGAGTCGGCTCGCATCACCATCAAGTGGAGACTTGAGGCGGAGAAGATCGTTACTGGTCTTGGAGTGGCAAACTTGAAAAATCGTTCCACGATCATTCAGGAACTCGCCACAGGAGCAGCTCTCTCGGCGCACAACGGTGGAATCCGTTTGGCGCTCACTAAGGAGAAGTTGAAGCAAGCCAAGGAGGCCGAAGAAGCCGAAGGCAGGCGCATTGGGGACGTCGATCCTGCTGATGCTCGTGCGGTCGAACAAAAGGCGGCACGCATGGCTGCAGCGAAGCAAGCCGTGGTTGACAAAGCTCAAAACCACGTAGATTTCTACACGGAAGAAGTCATTATCGAAGGACTTAACACCGTGGTTGGTCATGCGCTTCCGTTGAAGGCGCTCCAACAAGTCAAGAGGTATTTGCGTCGCGATTGCCGCAAGCCCGTCGGTATGAAGGTTCGGGATTATTTTACCCACCTTAACCGTATCAATACGGAGGAGATTCCTTATCTCCCTCCTTATGGAGGTCAGACGCAGGCTCTGTCCGACGATGAGATCTCGGACATTCTATTGTTCGGTGTTCCTAAGTCGTGGATCCGTGAAATGGACCGACAAGGAAAAGACCCGGTCTACATGTCCACGGTCGATCTCGTACTCTTCCTTGAGCAAATTGAGTTAGCCGAAGATTATGCTCCTGGTCAACAGAGTAACGGCAATAACAACAATAAAAGCAAGAAAGGAAAGAAAGGCAAATCCAACCAGAAGGGTGGAAGCAACAATGATAAAGGTGGTGACGGAGATTACTACTGCATCATGCATGGAAACAACAACACGCATAGCACCGATGATTGTCGTGCTATCAAGCAGCAAGTCAAGAAAATGAAGAATAAGCATTCTTCTGGCGGCAGTTCCAATTCGAATAACGATTGGAAGAATAAAGCCAAGAATAACAAGAACAAAGCGTCCAAAGAATTGAACGCTGTAGCAAAGAAGGCGGCTCAGGAGAGCGCTAAAGCGGTCGTCAAGGAATTGAACGCCACTAATAAGAAACGCAAAAGCGCCGATGAATCGGATGATGATAATTCGGTCAACGCCCTTGAAAAGGAACTTTTCGCGGTCGACTTGGGTAAGATCAGTGATCACAGTGATGACGATGTCAGCTGTTGAATGATTGGCAAGGATGAAATTAGCGATCCAGATGGATCGGTAGACAATAACACTATAGCGCCAAGATTTATGGAACCAATATCCAATAATCCTATGCGTGAAATATTTTCAATTAGTGACACTAGAAGTGGTACAGATGTCCCACATAGTAAAATGTACAACTCTCTTGACAATTGTCTCGACGACGCGTGCAAGGATATGCCGGAAGTGCATTCTATAGCCGAATTCATCCGGAGCCATAAACAACCCAATAAGCGCACTAAGGCCACGCATAAGAAGCCTATCTTATTCGCACGAATGAATGCTCGTCGCGGAAAACCTAAACCAGTTACCTTGACTGCACTTCTGGATAGCGGTGCGTCATCGTCTCTTGTTACGGCAGAACATGTCAAGAAATTGAAACATCGTAAGGCCGATAAGTCCTCTTGGACTACTCCAATGGGAACGTTCAATACGAAAGGTACTGTGAGACCACAGTTCATTCTACCCGAACTCCATGACGATCGGATGATCGAATGGGATTTCCATGTGTCTAAGGACCTTGGAGGATACGATATGATTATCGGTCGGGATATCCTTGAAGATTTAGGGATAGACTTGAAATTTTCCACTCACGAGATTGAGTGGGACCACAACGTGATTCCTTTTAAGGATGCGGATGAAGTCAAGGAAAGATCCTTCTTCATAGGTGAAGATTCCGATCTCACTGAATGCTTACATTCAGCCCAAAAGATTTTGGACAATGATTATGAAGCAGCTGATCTAGCGCAAGTAGCCCAAGATCAGTCCCATCTTACTCCAGAGGAGCGAGACCAATTGGAAGCATTGCTTCTCAAATATAAGCCCTTGTTCGATGGAACTTTGGGAGCGTGGACTCATGATGAGTACCACTTAGAACTAAAGGAAGGGGCTCAGCCATATCATGCGCGAGCTTTCCCAGTTCCTAAAGTTCATTACGAAACCCTTTATAAGGAAGTGATGCGTCTATGTGAAGTAGGCGTATTAAAGAGAGTGAATCGCTCAGAATGGGCGGCACCAACGTTTATAATTCCAAAAAAGGATGGCAAAGTCAGATTTGTATCTGATTTCCGGGAATTAAATAAAAGGATTAAGCGGATGCCTTATCCTGTGCCGAACATACAAGATATGCTGTTGAATCTAGAAGGATTTCAATACGCTACTGCTCTGGATCTAAACATGGGATACTACCACGTTAAGTTGGACGCGGATTCCAGGAAGCTATGTACTATCGTCTTACCCTTTGGGAAATTCGAGTA